GACGAAGTAAAAGACGCTATAAGCAAACTTTTGGAACAAGAAGATGAAATGGGTCTCGGCATGGAGCCAGAAGCAGAAGTCGAAGTAGACAGTACTGCTATGGAACAAGTACCAATGGCACATCTTTCTGATGACGATGAAGATATTGTTGTCGTTGATCTTGATGATATTATTGCTGCCGCTGAGTCTGAGGAGGGCGAAGAGGAGGCAGTAGAACTTGATCGTGAAGAAGTCGCAGATGAAGTTGGTATTAATCTTGACGATGATATGCCCGCTAATCGTGACGATGAAGTCGAGCTTGATCAAGATGAGCTTGTAAATATGTTTAAAGAAATGCTCGTTGTTGATGTTCCTCAAGCAGAGTTAGATAAAACTGAAGAAAACCTCACTCAAGACCAAGTTGAGCAAGATGAGCAAGTTGAAGCCATCAGAACAGATGGCATGGATGAGGAAGATGCTGAAGAAAATAAGCGCAAAGATATGAAAAATGACGCACCTCAACAAGAGGCGCTTAAAAGAGAAAATAAAAACCTCAAGGAACTCCTTGGGCAAGTTAAAAATAAGTTAGAAGAAATAAACTTGCAAAACGCAAGATTATTATATGCGAACCGTGTTCTTGGAGATTCCTCCTTGAATGAGCAGCAAAAAGCTAAAATTGCTGAGTTAGTTTCTGGAGCACGTTCGGTAGAAGAAGCGAAGATGGTTTATGAAACCCTTCAAAAGACAATGGCGGGCATTAAAAAAACTGCCCCACAATCGTTGTCTGAAGTCGTAACAAAAAGATCATCAGTTATTCTTAGTGGAAATCGTAAAGAGGAACACACTACTGAATCCAGTCCAACATATAATCGTTGGGCAACTCTCGCAGCAATTAAAAAGACAAAATAAATCAAAGGAGATTAAATAAATGTCTGTATTAGAAACACTAACAGAAGGCATTAGAGCACGCTCTCTTGCCAATGAAGGTGAAGCTCTTCTCGGAAAGTGGGAAAAGACTGGTCTTCTAGAGGGTCTTGACGACAACGTCTTCTAGAAAACCAAGCTGCCCAGCTTCTCAAAGAATCCAGCACAATGGCTGCTGGTGACGTTCAGGGCTTCTCCGCAGTTGCATTCCCAATCGTTCGCCGTGTATTCGGTCAGCTTTTGGCACAAGACCTCGTGTCTGTTCAACCAATGAGCCTCCCATCGGGACTCATTTTCTTCCTAGACTTCACCTTCTCTGGTGATGCAGCGATGTTAAACAACACTCGCTTGGCTCAGGTTGGTGGTACATCTGTTTATGGCGGCGGTCGTGTTGCCTCTCAGATCACTGGTGGTGTTGACTTGGCTCGTAACAATGGTCAGCTTTCTGCTTACACATTGAACAACGGTTTTTCTAGTCCAACAGCTTCTATTGCTACCACTTATACTGTCGAGCACTCCGGTACATACGGTGATGTTAAGACCAGTCCTGGTGGATTGCTTTATGATGTTCTTCGATCCGACCCATCTTTCGTTTCTGGGACAACTTTCTACACTGTTGCAAAATTCGCTAAGCCAGCCGGTCTTAATGAAGATGATCTGGTAGCCATTTGCGTTCTTTCTGGTTCTGGTGCTGGTGGTGTTCTTGCCTCCAACGCTTTCCAGGTTCGCCGCTTGACAACATTCTCTGGCTCTAGTGTAAGTACTCTTAGACTGGTTGCTAATAGTAGCCAGGATGCTGACGAAGCTAGAATCGCCTTGACTGTCGGTTCTCCAAAGATAACATTCCCTCTCGTTGACGAATTTACCAATGGTAGTGCTCTAGGGTCTGTTGTTGGTGCAAATACCACCAACCAAGGTTGGGGGCTTGAGGCTAATCCTAACATCCCAGAAATCGACATCAAAGTTGATTCTATTGCCGTTACAGCTATCACTAAGAAGCTTAAGGCTAAGTGGTCTCCAGAACTAGCACAAGATCTGAATGCTTACCACAACCTCGATGCCGAAGTTGAGTTGACAAGCATTCTTTCTGAGCAAGTTGCTCTTGAAATTGATCAAGAGATCCTCGAAGACCTTGTTAAGGGTGCAACTGCTGGAACATTGTTCTGGTCACGTAGCCCAGGTAAGTTCTTGAACCGTGAAACTGGTGGCGTTATCAATGGCACTACATACCCAGACTTCACAGGTACCGTTTCTGAATGGTACGAAACACTTCTCGAAACAGTTAACGAAGTAAGCGCACGTATCCATCGCAAGACATTGCGTGGCGGTGCAAACTTCCTCGTTTGCTCTCCAGAAGTTGCTAACATTCTTGAGTTCACAGCCGGTTTCCGTGCTGCTGCCGCCGTCGATGACGTAACTGGTGGTTCTTGGGGTGTTAAGCAAGTTGGTTCTATCAGCCGTAAGATGGACATTTATGTCGATCCTTACTTCACACGCAACCTCTTGTTGGTTGGTCGCAAGGGCACTAGCTTCCTCGAAAGCGGATATGTTTATGCTCCTTACGTCCCACTGCAAGTCA